TTTCCATTTATTTTTTCTTCTAAACTTAACACTTTCTTCGTCCCTATCTTTATAACTATATTTTTTATTGTATTTCTTTTTCGGCTTAGAAGGACAAACATAACCTTTAGGGTGTATTTTTCCACAGTAAGAACAACTTTTTAACATTCTACCACCTTCTCTAAATTCTATTGTTGTACTCTATTGCTAAACCGTCAGTGGTTGCAACAGTAAAGCTAATATAAACTTCACGCCCATTAAACGTTGCATTATAATTGCTTACATTGTTTATAAAACTGTTACTTAAAAGTTGTTCGGTAATTTCTCTTTGTAATTCGCTCAGCCAATAGCTCCTATTTTTAATTCCTAAATGTTCTTCTATGTTTGTTCCAAAAACAGTACTTTCGCCTTTAGTATATACCTCATAGGCATTTTGTGCAGTAGTAACAGTTTTCGCTATCCATTGTCCCAATGCTTCTGTCTGCGTGCATTCTTCTAGGTCCCCATTGCTTTTTATTTTATGTTGTCCATTTATGAATAAAAAATCTATACCATTTTGTGTATTCTTTGTTTCTGTTGAAAATTCAGAAAGTTCAGGGAATAGCATTGTTTTACCTCCTATCTCAATTCCAATAGTAATTTGTCTACGAAATTATTACATGATTGCTCAAATTCAGATTGGTACGCCTTTCCAGAATCTCTATAGATGTAAAATTCTCGCACCCTTTCCCCTGTGTTTATCCCTCGTAACCATTTTGTATGTCCATCTTCTATTAAATGTGTATGATTAGCTAATCCCTTACCATGTTTACCGTATACTTTAATAGAATCTTTAGTTTTACTTTCATTTTCTTTGTGATATTGATACGGCTTTTGTACGGTAATACCTTTTAAGTAATGTCCAGTCCTCTTTTTTATTCTTTCGTTAGCAGTCATTTTAACTTTGTTTTTTAACTTTATACCCTCTTTTTTTAGCATAGTTGACACTTTGCTATCGTAACCTTTGCAAATATTGTTCATTTCTTTATGTAATTCGTTTATTCCTGTTACATATATAGCAGTCATGACATATACTCCTTATTTTATATCTATTTCACCGTTGTTATAGCTTATTTCCAACCCTAAAATATTACAAAGTTCCCTAACGGATATGTAGTTATATCCATTTACATTTACAGCACCTACTCCAACAGACTTACCCTTACTATTTATTTTTACTTCTGTTAGGCTGTTTGTGATTTTTAACATTTTTGTATCTGCATCGTAAGCTACATCAAAGCCCATATTTCTAAAATTTGTAGCTTTAATGTAGTTGTTTCCGTCTTTTAGTATTCTATCAATTTTGTATTCTTTGCCGTTTACAACAGCCTTACCTTCTGTAACCATTTCCTGTTCCTCCTTTTTTATTGTAAGTTTATTTTTAAACTCTTGCCACTTTGCGTTTTTTTGACTATCTCCACACCAGTAAGCTGGACATCTTTTACCGTTTACATCAAAATGTCTTATAACATTATTACTGCTAATATTATATTTCTCCATAAGGCTACGAACTAAATCTATAGCATTACTTATTGCAGCTTCTGTTGGATATATATTGCCATTCTTAATGTCATCGCAAATTTCAATGTTTATGCTGTTACTGTTGTTGCATATCCCATAAAACTTGCCACCACCAGTTTTCAAACAGTCGCTGTACTTACTACCTCCTACAGACCACGCAACATAGTTATCCTCTACAGATTGCACAATGTTGTTGCTGTCTACAAAGTAATGTGCAGAAGCTCCTCTGTTTCCTTTTGAAAAGTATTTAGCATTACTTAAAGCTGTATCGCCGTCATTTGCTGTGTAATGAATTGCTATGTACTTTATTGTGTTTAATGCTCTAGTATTGCCATAGTTATAACGCAAGGCAGGATATTTACTTATTGTTATCATATCCATCACCCCCGTTTTTATCTCTCAACTGTAATAAAACATTTTTTAACTGTTCCGGTACTGGTGTCATAACAGCAACATTTTCTAACAAGCTTAAGCCCTCATTACATATGAAGAAAGTAATTACTACCTCTCTCAATGGAATATTGCCACCTATTACATTGTTTACAATAACAGCAGTTGCAACTACCAAATAAATAGTTATTTTCTTCAAAAGTCCTTTAAAGCATATTTCACTTGAAAGAGTTTTTGTATAAACAGCCTTTATAAGTCCTGTTATAAAATCAATAACACTAAGACCTAAAAGGGCATAAATAAGCACATCTGGTTTACCAAATATAAAGGATAAAATTCCTCCTATAAATGCCCCTACAACTGAAAAATCATTAAAAATCTTTTCCATTTTATATCACCTCTATAATAATATTGTTCTCTGACCATACGTCCAAATTGATGTTGTACTCTTAGCTTTAATCTTAATGCCATTGCTACTTACATTCGCTCCTATTACGCATGATAAACTATTTTCTACATTAGAAAAATCTATAGTATCACCTATATAGTCCTCTCCCAAAAAAGTATTTTCTAATATCCTAATTTGCGTTAGACTTTTTAACTCAATAGGATTAAATACTCCTATTATAGCTTCTTGTTTTTTATCCATATTTTTACAACCGAACAAACAGCCTTTTATTTCCACATCGGAAATAATATTGTTTGTTGTTGAATAAAATTCTATCATAGGGTGATTGCTTATATTTGTTGTATTAGGGTTCCTAATTAGCTGCAAATCTTTAATTCTAACACAAGAATTCATTATAGAGAATATATACCCTCCACTTGTGTTTACAATGCTACTTTCAGCTCCAGCCCCTAATATGGTTATACTTTTATTTAACCTTAAAGGATTTTTAAGATAATACTTTCCTGGAAGCAGATATATTACACTTCCAGCAGGGGCATTGTTAATATAGTTTTGCAAAGTTATTGTATCGTCTTCTCCGGTGCATGTGATATTGGCATAGGTCTTTAAACTGTTGCTTGTGTTATATGCTGCAACAGTAAAATAGTGCAAATTTACAGCTTTAATTTTTTCTTTTTCCTCTTTTGTTACAAAATCTTTAAATTGTGTTGTTGTAATTTCCTCTGGTGAGTGATTATGGTTAGTATTAGCTTTACCTTTAAGGAGAACATCAATTCCCAATTCTTGCAAAGCTTCTTCCTTAGTTGTTCCCCCTGTGCCACCTTTAGCCAATGGCAATATCCCTACAATCTTACTGTCTTCTAAGTTGTGCCTGTGATTCGTTACTGTGTCGTTTAAATTTTCTACATTTTTTTGGCTCGTGCCAGCGAACTCATCTAACAAATTAAAATTATTGTTAAAATCATCAACATTATATTCGTCGCCTTGTGCTGGCTTAGTTAAGTTCAGATTTTCGGTTTTTGTTGCCATATTATTGTTCCTCCTCTATTTTTTCAGTATCTTCAATTTCTTCCCACTTTTCTACTTTTTCCTCCAACACATCTACACAGTAGGCTGTTACACCTGTTTCTGTATTTCTTAAAATCTTTCCGTCTTCTGCAATTAATCTTTTTAATGTTTTAATTCTCATAAAATTACCTCCTATTATTTCCAAATTATATCTGCACCTTCTGCACCCCAAGGGGCATTTGCAATACTGTCTGTTTCTTTATCTATTTTAATTGTTGTCACTTTTGAACAGCCTGAAAATGCTGTCGGGCTTATTGTTGTTGTAGCACTAGGAATAACTATACTTTCAATTTTATTGCAATTATAAAAAGCCAATGAACCTATGGTCTCTACATTTTTAGGTATTTCTATCGTGCCAGTCAATCCCCTACAGTAATAAAAACAGCTACTGGATAAACCCTTTAAATCGGGCGATGTAAACTCAAAATTTGTTATTTTTGAACAGTTTCTAAAAGCATTCCCTCCTATATTAGATAACTTCGGCAACACCAGCCTGCCCTCTATACCGCAAGAAGTTAATCCATTTGAGCCAATAGTTGTTATGCTCTTAGGAATAGTGTTTATATCATTAATATTTATTGTATATGCCATAGCATATGCCCCTATAGTTTCAACAGTTTCCGGTATTTCTGCTTTTGTAACATTACTAAAATTACAAAAAACTCTACTGCCTAAACCTGTTACACCTTTTTGTATATAAATACTTTTAATATCGTTTATATGTTCATTATACTGCTGACCGTTTTCTGAATAATCTTCAGTCACACCACTACCTCTTATTGCCATATATTCCCCTGCAATTTTGTAACTAGTGCTTTCTCCACAACTTCCCTCTGATGTTGTTTTTACTATGTTGTCAGCATCTATTTCAATATCTGTAAGGTTATATATTTTAGCCTTTATATTTCTGAAAGCACCCTCACCAATAGTCTGAATGTTAGGGGTAATTACAATGTCATCTGTTATTCCAGAAGAATTAAAGGCATCTGCACCTATTGAAATAAGGTCATTACCAAAATCTACTTGTGTTAAACTCCCACACCCTGTAAAGGCATAATCTCCTATAGCCTTTACATTCATACCGTTGTAACCATTTGATAAATCAAGTATGACAACACTATTGTCAATACACTTTTCTATTGTAGAATTTTCTGTGTTAAACTTAGCAAAAAAGCATAACCCGTTATTTACATAACCTAAATATTTTTTTAAATTCTCTACACCCTTTAAAATTTCATCACTTTTAAAATTTTCACTTTGCAAATTAGCTAAATTTTCAAGGGCTGTTGCATTAGCACTAGCTATACTTTCTTCTGCCTTAGAGGCTGTTTCTATATCATTTGTAAATTTATCTGATATATCTTCTGCTTTTTGCACATTGTTAGCCAGTTCTGTACTTACTGCTTCTGAACTATCTAAGTCTATTTCTAGTTGTGTTAGTATATTTTTAGCATTTTCAACAACAACATATAGCTCCGTCTTGTCCTTTTCTGCTCTTTCTACAACAGCTCTTAATCTTGTATATGCTGTTTTTGCTTGTGTTTGTTGCTTGTTTTCTTCACTCACAACAAATGTTATGTCAACATCTCTAGCCATTTTATCTCTCCTTTAAAATCTACCATATGCAATAGCTCCTTTATTGCTTGAAATTTGTACTTTTGTACCTCCTGCTTGTATGTTTTTGCCATTACCTATACATATTCCAACATGCGTAATGTAACTGCTAGTTTTGTATGTTCCTGTCCAAAATACAAGGTCACCCGGGACGGGACTTTTAACTCTCTTTGTTTTGTTGTATAAACCTTGTGCTGTTAGTCTTCCACATTTCCACACACCACTTTGATTTAGTACATAACATACAAAGCCGGAGCAGTCAAAACCTTCAGGATTGTAACCACCCCATACATAAGGTACTCCAATATACTGTTTTGCACAGTTCCATATCTTTTCGTAATTTTGGCGCTTGTTTTTATTGTTAAGGGCATCTTCGCCGCCTATATTTACATCTTCCCTATGTATCTTTTGACTTGCTAAGTTGCTTAATTCATCAGATTTTAAAGTATTAAATGTTAATTCCATGCTCCATACACCATTGTTTATAGTATGTTTAACAGAAGCTATCCTAACTTTACATTTAAGTCCTGTATATTCATCTTCTATATACATTACCCTGTTTTTTCTCGCTGATATATTCCCTATCATTACACAACTTATTTCCCTGTGTAGTTTGTCTTTATCTTCTAATTCATTTTTTGTAAGTTCACCTATTCGGCTCTGGTCATCTGCTTGTACTGAAAAATTAGCTTGTAACTTTCCATACCTCCTAGCATTGTTTTGGTCTTGCAATATATATTCTATTGCTGGTAAATGTCCATCTGTATCGCTGTTTATGTATGCCCTGACGCTATTTTTCATCCCATTTATACTATGTTTGTAAGTTATTCGACTGTGTTGTTCTGTAACATCAAATTCTGCTAAATTGTCAGCAGGCTTGTGTTTGTATACGCCTACATCGTTCCCAAGTCTGTAAACTTTTAACTTTGCTCCGTTCATCTCGTAATCATATTCTTTACCGTCGCTTTGTGCTTGTTGTTTAATAATGTCTTCTATAACATCGCTTGCACCATCTATGTATACTTTGTTTATAACTTTAGGCATATTACATATTTCGTCTATACCTATCCCTAAAGTATTACATAGTTTAATAATACAGTTACTAGCTCCCATATTTATAAATTGTATTGTAACATCATTATTTTCTATATAATAAGCAAAATCAACCGCCGTTACATTTCGATTTGGGTAACTCCTTTCTACTTCTTCTACTACAAATACATAACAAAGAGAGTTGTTGTGTAACAGCCTTATCTTATCTCCTGCTTCTACCATATAATGTTCTATGTATTTTTCGTTAGTGTCAGGTAGAGAAAAAGTTAGCTTCATAACATGGCTGTCGGTACTTTCTTCCCAGGATATGTTGCTACATAACTTAGTAATGTTTGTATTATTGTTGTCCTTGTCAGTCCAATATAATTCAATATTACTCATTTCCTCCTCCTATTGGTGGTGTTGGTTCTTTGTTTTCATTTGTCACTTTCTTAATTTCCTGCATAGTAGTTTTTTGGTTTGTGTTAGGAGTGTAAATGATACCATTCTCTGTGTCCATAAGTACACTGTCTAATCCCAGTTTTATATAGTTAAAACCAATTGGGGGCTGACCTATCTTTTTTCTTACTTCGTCTAGCTGTAATATGTTGCTATCCAAAGCTAGTTTGTAGGCTTCAAACATACTTTTTAAATCCCCGTTTTCTATATCGCTTAAATCTGCTTTCCAGAAATATTTATCTTTTTCACTTTCTAATAATAAATTTTCGTTAAGACTTGCACAAAATTCATTTAAGATTGGTACAATACAATTTTTGTACCAATTTCTGTATTCTGCTTCATTTGCACTGCAATCTATAATATTCTTAGGAACCAGAAGTATTTTTCCTATGTCTTCACCAATGCCTTGATATAGTTCTTGCAACTGCATTTCTGTAGAACTTTCTACCGCTGGTGTAAATTCTAAGCCGTTATTAAGCACAATCACAGCATTATCTTCGTTGCTGTACATTTTTCTAAAATCCTCTTTTAGTTTTTCGAATGCTTCTCGGCCTATATTTCTTTCACTTTTTAAGAAGCCTTTTTTTACGCCGCCTCCGCTTATAGAATTATTAAGCATTTTCAACATATTATTTACAAGTCTTATTGCTAAAGTGTTCTCTTGTAATATGCCCTTGCCAGTAACACCGTCTAAGCTGTTTCTTGCTAATGTTATAAAATTTTCAGGATAATATTCTTGGCCATTAATTATATATTTAGCAGTTTTAAAAATTGGGTCGCAATTCTTATTTACAGCTACATTTATACTTTCTACATATCTAAGGCTGTTTACAGTATTACCTGTTTTATCTATATATATGTAGCCATTGCCATATAGCAGATAATCTCGTATCAATGCCCTTTTCATTTCATGACTATTAAGTAAATCCCCGGTTTCTTTGTTAAGTATTTTTACTCTCTCGTCATCTAATTCTACAAGATTGCCTTTCTCGCCTTCTGTAGTGTATAACTTATAATTGATATTGCTTACCATATTACTTATTAAGTTTATACTGCTAGCAAGGACTGGAATGCCTAAAGCGACACTCTTGTTTATGCTTCCTCGTGACATTATTATGTTTAATAACTCACTTTCTATTGTTGGCTGGCTTTCTTCAGCTCTTTCTTCTCCTTTATTAAAAAGTTTATCTA